CACCAAATACAACACTTTATGATGTATGCTTACGAAGAGATACTTGCCCTTAAAACTTTTTTAAACGAACATAATGCGAGTTACTGTATGTTTTGGTGTGTAGGCAGAACACGCCTAGGCAAAGTATTAGTAGACAAGTATATGAAGCCATTGTACAGAGATAAGCGTTTAATTAAAACATCAATATTTAACGGGCACGAAACAGCCGCAACCCAATCTATAGAAGAATTTAAAGGACACCCAGACGCACAGGGGCATAAATTTATGGCAGACTTCATAGAAGCATACATAATAAAGCATGATCTCTGGACATGAACGATCTCTATATAAACGGAACTAGTGTTGCAAGTGGTTTCGGCTTAGGCAAGGAAGTGCAGTTTGGCAAGCGCGACATAAGTATTGCAACAGCATGGCCTCACATGTTTGCAAACAAACATAATGTAGGCGAAATGTGGAACCATAGTTTACCTAGTAAACCTATAGAACTTAGCATACGTGACACTAAAGGGTTTGTAGAGCAGTACTTAGCATCAGGTAGACATGCAACAGATTTGTTCTGTGCAATAGAATTTTTACTACCGTACCACCCACTGTGCCAACCTCTTATCCAGTCTGATAGTAAAATAATATTCCCGGTAATATACCAGAACGATCCTTTGCAAACACCTAACTTTACTGCCACAGGTCAATTTGGCAGCCACTTTGTAGAGTGCGATAAACATCCAGATTATCTCGGTGCTGGCGCAATATATACACCGGCTGGCGATACTATAGACACAAAACTAATCACAATGCACGAACACGAACGGCACTCATGGATAGTAGGTAGGACCGCAAGCAGTATAATGAGAAGGCTAGACTATGTTGCAACAGCGATAGCTGATTTACAGGTCTGGCTTAAAAATAGAGGTGTTAATGCAATAATGTTCTGGGCATGTGGCGGTAGCGAGATAATAGATAATACTAAGTATTCTAAGCTAGTAGACAAAGCATTAACAGCTAGGTTGCCCTACAAAAAGAATTATATACCGATGAGTGACTTCTCTTGTTTAAACTACGGTATAGCACAAAGCCTAACAAAGAGTGTGCACCACCCAGATCAGGTAGGTCATCATAGAATTGCAGAATATTTAGATAATTATTTGATAAGTAATAGTATACTTTAATAGGAACAACATGGCCAGAGGAACAGCAGATACAAGTCTAATCAAGCAAGGGTATGCTAAAGTAGCATACGACGAAGCCACGATTAAAGACTTTAGGAATTGCGCTAACAAAGAAACAGGTGCGTTATACTTTATGGTTAACCATATGCGTATCCAGCATCCTACAAAGGGTGGTATCGACTTCGAGCCTTTTGATTATCAGTTAGACTTAATAGAAAACTATAACAACAATAGATTTAGTATTAACATGCTAGGTAGACAGATGGGTAAGACTACTGTTGCCGCAGGTTATTTACTGTGGTATGCTATGTTTAAAGCAGACAGCACTATCTTAGTTGCCGCACACAAAGCAAGTGGTGCAAGTGAGATTATGCAACGTATTCGCTACGCATACGAAAGTACACCAGACCACATTAGAGCTGGAGTAACAGAATACAATAAAGGCAGTATTACATTCGATAACGGTAGCCGTATAGTAAGTACTACAACTACTGAAAACACTGGACGTGGTATGTCTTTAACGCTAATATACTTAGACGAGTTTGCGTTTGTACCCCAGCGTATTGCAAAGGAATTTTGGACTGCGCTATCTCCTACATTAAGTACAGGTGGTAGTTGTATTGTAACAAGTACGCCCAACAGTGACGATGATACCTTTGCCCTTATCTGGGCTGAAGCAAACAAGTTGTTTGACGAGTATGGCAACGAACAGGAACTCGGTCGTAACGGATTTAAAGGATACTTATCAACCTGGAGCTCTCACCCGGAACGTGATGACGAATGGGCTAGACAGGAACGTAACAGAATCGGCGAAGAGAGATTTAGACGTGAACATGAATGTGAATTTATTATTTACGATGAAACACTTATTAGTCCGTTACAATTAGTTGAGATGCAAGGCGTTGATCCTACTGGTAAGATGGGCGAAGCACGTTGGTACGACAAGCCTAACCCTAATCACATATACAGTTTAACATTAGATCCGAGCAGTGGAACAGGAGGCGACAACGCAGCCATACAAGTTATGAATGTGTCTACAATGACACAGGTTGGCGAGTGGGCACATAATAGAACACCAGTTGAAGGCCAAATGAGAATGTTAATGGAAATGTTAACATACCTAAGTAATAATGGATGTAAAAATTTATACTGGACAGTTGAAAATAATACTATCGGCGAAGCAGCACTTGTAGTTATTAGAGATACAGGTGAAGAAAACTTCCCTGGTGATTTCTTACACGATCCTAAAAAGGTTGCAGGTAAACGTGGACGTAAAGGTTTCCACACAGGGCATAGAAGCAAAATGGAAGCCTGTTTAAACTTTAAACGTTTACTAGAACAAGATAGAATACACATTAAGAGTAAAGTATTAATCAGCGAATTAAAGAACTTTGTGTCTAGGGGTAATAGTTTTAAGGCTAAGCCAGGCGAAATGGATGACTTAGTTATGGCTATGATGCTTAATGTAAGAATGATTAACTACATTAGTACATTTGAAGATGCTGTTTACAGTGTTGTCAACAGTGGTATTGTAGACAATGATGATTACGACGACGAAGGTGATGCACCGTTACCAGTTGGATTCCTCTAAATAGATAAATAGTATTATGAGCATAAATATCCCAGTTATAGCAGAAAAAACATTTAACATACTAAAAGGGTTTGGTTTCGGCGTAGACAGTTTTAGTGCAGATGGCAAGCAGGTTATAGACCCAACAGAAGCAACACGTTTTGTTGTATCTGAGCCTAATATTTTAGTTAGGTTAGATCCATCTACAACAACAATGGTACTAAATACTAGCGAAGATTTAAGTGAACATAAAGTGAGAACAATGTTAAAAGATGTTGCACAAGACTACTTAATGAAATTCGACTACAAGATATTTGGTAAAAAAATTAAGGCTGTAGGAGAGAAACAGGATATCGCAAAACAAGCGGAGAAAGACATGGCAGATATTAAAGAAGGATTCGACACAATGTCAGGGTCTAGCAAAACAAGTTACCAATCTTTAGACAATGTAAAGATTGTTGTTAAACATAAGAAAGCAGTTAATGAAGAAGTGCGTGGGTCAAGAAGCAGAAACATACATAGCATCTTTATACAACGTGGCGACGAGAGATTTAAACTACCTGAGAACAATTTAGCAATGGCTAGAGCAATGGCTCGTCATGTGCAAAAGGGCGGTGAGGTATTTGATGAAGGTGCTACTAGTATTATCGAAATGGCACAAGATCTTAAAAAGCTCAGAGAATTTGTAAACTATGTTAGAACAGCAAAGATCATGAACGAAGATAATGCAGAGTATGTACAACTAGCAGTAGAGAACATCGAAAACATTAAAAATACATTTAAGAAACTAAGTGGTGCTAAAACATACGAAACAACAATTGAAAACTTATCTGCAACAGCAGTTGAGCTTTCAGAAGATGATGATATAGAATTAAGAGACAAGTTTACAGTATCACATTTTGATGATAAAGTTGGCAATGTGTTAGGACAACTAAAATCATTATCTCTTAAAAAGAATGCATTTGAAAGTTATATTACAAAAGCAGTTGCTAAAGAATCTTTTGCTAACTTAAAAAACTTACTACAAGAAGCCGATTTAGTAGACTTTGCTACAGCAGAAGCAAGACTAGGTCATCAAGTTAATCAACTAAGTTATGCAGCCAATGATACTAAACTGTCTGAATACTTACAAGGCGTTAGTAGGAAGATTACATCAGGTGGTCAGTTGAACCAATTCGAGTACGGCACAATTAAGAGCTGTTTACTTGGAGCAACAAATAATACTACTACTGTTCCAACTCCAGCAGTTGATGCAGGTACAATGTACGAAAACTTCTTAGAACAATACGATATATTATAATAAGAAACGCTGTGAAGCGTCACTTAGTGTAGAGTAAGTCCATATCACTACTAGTGATAAACAAGCAATTGACTTGTTTCATAGAGTAGAATCCATTTTAAACCCGCCTAGTGCGGGTTTTTTCATAAATAAACATGTTAAAGAAAAATGTGTCAACATTTAATACAAAATAAACGGTTGACTTTCTTTATCTAGGCAAGTATAATAAACCCAGTTACGAGCACTTATGCAAGTAACACATATGGCAAACATGGCAATCATAGGAGAAACATCATGGCCTCATTAGCAGAAATCCGAGCAAAGCTCTCGGCAATGGAATCGAAAGGTTCAAACTCAAACAGCTCTCAACAGAGCGACAACGCAATTTATCCACATTGGAATATCGACGAAGGTACTTCAGCTACACTTAGGTTTTTACCTGATGCTGATACTACTAACGATTTCTTTTGGGTAGAGCGACAAATGATTCGTCTCACCTTCCCAGGTGTAGTAGGCGGAGAAAACAAACCAGTAACTGTACAAGTACCTTGTGGTGAAATGTATGGCGAAGTTTGTCCAGTACTAACTGAGGTTCGTCCTTGGTTTAAAGATCCGTCTTTAGAAGATATGGGTCGTAAGTATTGGAAAAAGCGTTCATATATCTTTAACGGATTCGTTACTGATAATCCATTGAACGAAACAGCACCAGAAAACCCAGTGCGTAGATTTGTAATATCACCTCAAATCTTTAACATTATCAAAGCGTCATTAATGGACCCAGATATGGAAAACATTCCAACTGATTACCTTAATGGTTCTGACTTTAGAGTTAGTAAAACTACTAAAGGACAGTATGCTGATTACAGTACTTCTAAATGGGCTCGTAAAGAGAGTTCACTAGATGAAACTCAACTAGCGGCTATTGATACTAATGGTTTACATAATCTTAAAGATTACTTACCAGCACAACCTACAGCAGACCACTACACGGCAATCAGCGAAATGTTTGCGGCATCAGTAGATGGCGAGTTATATGATCCTGCAAAATGGGGTAACTTCTACAAGCCATATGGCGTTGAAGTTCCTGCTAACGCACCAGCACCAGGATTACAAGCAACTACAGCACCTGCTCAAACTGCGGCTCCAGTAGCACCAGTAGCGGCTCCAGTAGCACCAGTTGCGGCTCCAGTAGCACCAGTAGCGGCTCCAGTAGCAGCTCCGGTAACACCTGCTCCAGTAGTAGAACAAGCACCTGTAGCAGAAGCGGCTCCGGCTAGTACTGCTAGTGCAGATGATATTTTAAACATGATTAGAAATCGTTCTTAAGGAGACTGTTATGCAAAGACCATTTGACTTAACAAAGTTCAGGACGTCTGTTACTAAATCCATTAGTGGAATTAGTGCAGGCTTCCATGACCCGCAGGATTGGATTAGTACAGGAAACCTCACGCTAAATTATCTTATCAGTGGAGACTTTAATAAAGGTATTCCATTAGGTAAAGTTAGTGTGTTTGCAGGTGAGTCTGGATCAGGTAAAAGTTTTATCTGTTCAGGCAACATTGCAAAGGCAGCACAAGATCATGGCTGTCAAGTAGTACTGTTTGATTCAGAAAACGCACTAGATGAAGATTGGCTACAAGCATTAGATGTAGATACCACTCCTGAGAAACTTCTCAAGATAGGTGTTAGCATGATTGATGATGTTGCTAAAACTTTAAGTGACTTTATGAAAGACTATAAAACGAACTACAGCGATCTTCCTTACGAAGAAATGCCTAAACTACTATTTGTTATAGATAGCTTAGGTATGTTGTTAACACCAACTGATGTGAATCAGTTTGAAAAAGGTGACATGAAAGGTGATATGGGTAGAAAGCCTAAAGCACTTACAGCACTTGTTCGTAATATGGTTAATCAGATTGCACCGTTCCCAGTAGGTATTGTTGCAACTAATCACACTTATGCATCACAAGATATGTTTGACCCAGATGATAAAATCTCAGGTGGTCAGGGCTTTATCTATGCATCAAGTATTGTAGTTGCAATGCGTAAACTTAAACTCAAGGAAGACTTAGATGGTAACAAAGTCTCAACTGTACAAGGCATCCGTGC